CCCCAAGGTGCTGCTGATGTTGCTCAGGCAATTTATAATAGAGTTGCGATGCCAGGAGATCCTTGGAAAGTTAATAACAGTATTAGAAAATCTATTCTTGATCCAGGACAATTTCAACCAGTTAGTGATTATGCATCTCCATCAGCGTGGGCAGCAATCAAAACAAAAGAAGATGCAATAAAATTTGCAAAATCTCAAGGTAAAACTCAAGCACAATTAGAAACAGTTGCAGCTGCGATTTTAGATAAATCAAAACAACAATCTGCTAGGCAATTTGTGGGACCTAGAGATAGCTTTAGATCATACGCATTTGAAAATGCAGAAAATCATCTTGCAGATGAAACCGAAGTTAGAAGACTTGGACACGCATTTGGATTTGAACCTCGTGGCGCAACTATTGGTATGTTTAAAGCAGGTAAATTGAGTGCAGCACAAGTTAATGCGGGAATTGTTGGAAATGTAAAATTTGGCGCAAGTAACTTTATTCAAGGTAATTCTGGAGCATCTGATGGAGTACATTTTCATGTTGGAACAACAAAACCAGGAGATCCTTCTGGACCTGCTGCTGCCGCTTTCAATGTAATTAAACATTTTCTTGGTAAAAAATCTGTTTTTATTGGAAGATCTGAAGAATTTGTTCCTTCAAATGCCACAGATGAACAGATTAGAAAAATTATTGCTAGAGGACAATCTGCTCATAGAAAAACAGAAATTGATATCCAAGTCGGTGGTGCTTATGGTCAAGGAAATAAAGTTCCATTTCCATTACAAATAAAAAATCATAGATTTGAACCTGGTGGATATGGAATGAAAGCAGATATCGTTGGTGTAAATGCTTTTGTTGGTCATGGTAGATATACTCTTGATGGTAAACTAGCAAAACAGGAAGGAACAGTTTTATCAAATAAGGCACCGGATTCTTATTATTTTGGTGGAAAATCTTTTGGAATATCACCCAGAGATGGATTTATCTTAAGTCTCCATAAAGGTGAAATGTTTAAAGTCATTGATAAAGATTCTGTAAATCTTTTTGGTTATGATCTAACTAAAGAAATAATTGATATTGAAAATAAGTCACAATTGGTTGCAAAAGCACCATCAATTATTGAAAAACTTAAATTAATTTCTGGATATGCTTCTTATGAAACAGAGGCACAAGAAACAATTGTTGTTACAATGCCATCCCAAATTAATGGAAGTAGTTATGAAACTAATGAAACTTACGGTGGAGTTACATATATTGGTAGCAGTAGGGAGGAATCTGATCCATTCTCGACATTATATCAAGGTGGGTAAATAGAAATAAGAGGTAATAAGAAATGGCAAATTTAATAACAACCAAAAGCGCACAACCATCTTACATAGAAAAATTTGATATAGTATCAAATAAAAGTCAAGGAAAAACTGTGAGTGTTGTAAATGGTGCTGTTCGTTTAATGTATTATGAAAGTATTCTTCAAGACACAGTAAGAATAACTTACACATTTGCCGATTCGGGAAACGCCATTGATAATAAAACTGCTCTTGAGGGATTACCAATAGTTGGGCAAGAGAAAGTCGCAGTAAAATTTAAAGATAATAATGAAACCGAATTGAATTTGACAATGTATGTAAATAAAGTTACTCCTTTGAGTGATGATACAACTAAGTCGATGGTTCAATTGGAACTCGTGTCCAAAGAGTTTATTTTAAATGAAAAGATTAGACTTAATGAAAGATTTGATGGAAAAATATCTGATCATATTAAAAAAATTCTAACGGCATCGAATTATCTTGCGACAAAGAAAAAAATAGATATTGAAGAAACCTCAAATAACTATAATTTTGTAGGTAATAATAGAAAACCATATTATGCAATGAATTGGTTATCAAAAAAATCAGTTCCTAATTTTGAAAAAGCAAAAGGTAATACTGCTGGTTATTTTTTCTTTGAGACTTCTGAAGGATTTAAGTTTAAGTCAATTGATTCTTTATCAAGTCAGGAGAAGAAAAAATCTATAGTTTTTAACCAGACTCCAGATTCTAGAGGTGATAACATACCATCTGGTTATGATGTCAAAGCTCTTGAATATTCAAAGGACAATCGGGTTGATGTTCAAGAAAAACTTAAGATGGGAGCATATTCAACACGAACAGTATTATTTGACCCGTTCACTTTCTATTATGAAGTGGTTGTTCCAAACGCAAAAGAAATAGAAAAGAAAGGTGGTATTAAAAAATCGGGAAAAGATCTTCCGGTATTAAATCCAGAATTTAATAGAACTGGTGCCAATAAAGATTTCTCAAGAACTACTTATTATCTTCTTGATAAAGGAACTCTTCCTTCGGGTAATACAGAACAGCAAATAACAAAATCCAAGGAAGAAAATTTTGAGTACAAGAATATCTTGAATCAATCTATCATGAGATATAATCAATTGTTTTCTATGAAAAGTACAATTACTATACCTGGAGATTTTTCTTTACACGCTGGAGATGTTGTTTACTGTGATGCCAAACAACTCTCTGTTGCGGATGAGGAAATTAATAAGGAATATGGTGGTCTATATATTATAGCAGATTTATGCCACTATATTTCTCCAAAGGAAACTTACACCAAATTGAATTTAGTTAGAGATTCTTTTGGTAGAATTGGAAATCACACCTCCGGCAAGATACCATTATGACGGACAGAACTCTTCAACAACATATTAATGATGATCGTGATGAATTGGATAACCCCAACACCAGCGGTCAGCGTCGTCGTCATTTAGCAGATGAGCTAGGAAATTTAGAACAATACCAAGTAAATCACCCAGATGATGATCATGATCCAACACCACTAGAACTTTATTGTGATGGACATCCAGATGCACTTGAATGTAGAGTTTATGATGATTGATAAGTAATGGAAGGTGGATCTCTATTTAATCCAGGTTTTCTTGGAGCACATTTTAATTGGTGGATAGGACAAATCGCTAGTGATTCAACTTGGCGAGATAATATATTGCCGGGAAAATTTGAGAGTAAAGATCAAATTCCTGGATGGGGTAGAAGATATAAAGTTAGAATTATAGGTCTTCACGATCAAGGAGAGACTGAAATTCCATCGGAGCAACTTCCTTGGGCACAGATAATGTATCCTGTGACTGGAGGCGGCGGACAAGCAAATGCAGGAGCAACTGCTAACCTTCGTCAAGGCATGATTGTTTTTGGATTTTTTCTTGATGGTCAAGAGCAACAAGTGCCCGTTATTATGGGTGTTCTTGGCAATAATGCACAAACTCCTCTTGCAACAAAAACGGGAGATAGTAGAGTAACAAATACTCAACCAGGAAGTCTCGCTGTAAGTGGCCACGCAACTCCCGCAGATGGAAATAAAGATCCAAATATTAAAGTTCCTGATGAAGGACTTGTAATTAATAAGCCAAAATCTAAAGAACAATCTGAAGAATGTGCGCCGATACCTCCAGGAACTCAATTAGACAAGTATGGACTTCCTTATGGAAAAGCAAATTCTTTTCAACTTAGGGATCTTAGGAGTGCATCTGCTGAAGCAACCGCACGAAATTTAACGGGTGCTGCCTTTGATGAATTTGTCAAAAAGGCAGTTTCTGCCGGCATCAAAGCACGATGTGAGGCAGCAAACTCTCCAACATCTCCATCACAACCTGGAGCAACAAAAGAAAATGTAGATGCTGTACATGAACAATCAAAGGCAGATGTTGTAAGAAACGATTATTACCAAAGGAAGACTGTTTTACTCTCTCCTTGTGAGAGTGTTAAATCTGCACTCAAAGCAATTCAGATTGAACTTGAAAATTTGACTAAGGATATTGATAAAGTTCTAAATGCTGCTCAAAGTTATGTGGATGCGGTTTCAAATAAGATTGGAGAAATTCAATCTCTTATTGCTAATTTTGCTTGTATTATTGCGAAATATATGAAAGTGATATTCAACAAGATTATGGAGTATGTTTTAAAGCAAGTAAACAAAGGTCTCTCTCCTACAGTGGAACTCTTACCACCAAATCTGAGAAATAGATATTTTGATATTAAAGAAACTATTACTGAATTAATTACTTGTTTGTATAATAAAATCACGAATAATCTTTGCGCTTTAATTCAAGGTCTCTTAGACAAAGCACTCAAAAGACAATTACCTCCAGAGAAAAGAAGACCGGATGGAACTATGATTTTACAAACTCCAGTTACCCCAATTTGTTCTGTCGAGCAGTTAACGGGAGATGTAATTGCATTAAATATGAGCGAAATGACAACTGGAATTGATAGTATTCTTGATAATGTAAATAAATTTTTAAGTGACATTCAAAAAGAATTGGGAAATGTAAGTGATATTATTGGGAGTATAAAAGATTTGATTGGTGGAATTAGTGGAAGTTTAACCGCTGCATTAAACTTTGAAAATATCAAGATTAATATTTTTGGATGTGACTTAAAACCAAATTGTGCAGCATCTGATTACTACACCCTCCAAAATGGTTCTGGTGCTGCTGAAGAACCACAGCAACCAAGACCAGCAGAAGTTGATAGAGCATCTCAAGGAACTCCAGTAGCACCTCAAGTTACTGAAACACCATTTGCTCAACCAAGTCAAAATGAACCTGATCTTAATATCAATCCTAGAACAGGTCAACCGCGACTGGGAACACCTGGTAGTTCAATTGGTGGAATACAATTTTGATGCCAAATAGGATAAATATCAATAATGAAATAATGAAATAGGGAGATATGTCTTTTAATTTGTTTGCTGCACCTACTAAAGATGATATTAAGGTTGGATACATTGATCCAACTCTTGGTTTTGTTAATGGTGTATCTGTTTGTGAAGCAAATGAATATGCAAAGAACAATCCTGGAACAACTTTTGTTTTTAGGGATGGAGATAATAATATTCGTTATTTGAGTATTAATGAGGTCAATCTTCTTACGCCAAAT